AACGGTTTGAGAGTGGTAGTTGCGGTAGCGGTGGAATTGAACGCTCATTTGGATACCTCCTCCATAGCTTTCTCAAAGCCTTCAGCGATCTTGTCCCACCGATAGGACGGGTTTTGAGTCACTTCGAAGCAATCATTAGCGACTTTTTCATAAAAGTCTTTGTCTTCGTACAGTTTTGAGAGTTTTTCTGCTGCATCATTGACGTCGATAATTCCACGCTCGACCCCAAGATCTTTGTCGTAAATCCAGGCAGCGACGTCCGCTAGGAGTCCCTTACCTTTCCAAATGTCAGAACATGAGGTGTGGTTGGGCATAACTTGAGGACGCTTACAACTTGCATGCTCAAAGGGCACTAGTCCCCAACCTTCGCCGTTACAGGTGTTTAGACCCACGTCGCAGGCGTTATAAATGATGTTCAGGAGTTCGTCCGGCGGGGCGTTGGTGTAGTTGATATTGTTTGCGGTCATGATTAATCGTTGGTCTGGATCTAAACCAGCTCTCTTCATCTCGGCATTGAAAATTGCTCGCACATCCCAACCAAGATCTTTTTCGCTCATATGCAGATAAAGCGACGCATCGGGTTTATCTTTCGCGAACTTCACAAAAGTCTTGATGGTCAGGTCAATGTTCTTGCGCGGTTGATTTCTGTTGGCGTTAAGAACGAGAAACTTATCGGTAGGTAAGTTGAGTTTTTTGCGGCACTCGTCCCTATCGAGAGCAAAGAATTTACCGGAGTCCAGACCGTGGGGAATCACCCCAAGCATCTTCGGTTTAACTCCGTGCCTCATGATTCGCTGAGCCTGCTCGATAGAGAAAGTGATCGCGAAATCCCAGTCCTTAATGAAGCGCATATGGTTTTCGATATACCATTCGCTATCAATTGGGAAGTAAGCGATGAATTTGAATTTCATCGATGACTTCAACAGGTGAATTCGTTCCCACACCTGATTCACCATCCAGATGTCGTTTAAACAAATAACAAAGTCTGGGTCTTCTTGCTGAACTACAACAGGCAGACGCTGAATACCAAAACGATCAGCCGGATTAAGAACACCTGCTGGGTAAACCTTGAAAGGTAGGTCGTGAGGATCGCCTGTGTAGTTAATTCCAAAAGCTACAATCTCATTATCCTTTGCAAGGTGCTCAAGGATACTGTGTGTTACACGAGCAAAGCCAGTGTTCGAAAGGATATCTCCGTACCAAAGAATTTTGGCCATACCAGGGTTAAAATCTTTCTGACAGTATACAGACAGTTTTTAAAAGCACATGCCAAGTAGAGAGAGTTTTGCGTATCGACGTGCTCTGAAACTTAGAGCTACTAAGGCTATTGAGTCTGATGCACCTGAGTTAGACACTATATTTACTAGAGCAGCAGAAGACTTCCATACGTTCTGTACTGTTATGGATAAAGCTCCTGCATCTCATATGCTGGAGTGGCATAAGCATTTGATTACAGGTGAGAGTAATAGGTACCTACTAGATATCGCAGGCCCCAATCTTGACATCCTCGCTCCACGAGGTTCCGCCAAGTCGACCGTGCTCAACATGTTTACCGCGTGGATTATTGGTAGACATACAACTGCTGGTCTTCCCCTTCAGATCATCTACTGCTCGTACAACATCGCTACAGCAATCCCGAAGAGTCGAATTATTAAGCAGATCATCGACTCTGCAACGTTTAAAAAAATCTTTCCAAAGGTCCAACTGCGAGCTGGCATGCAGTCGGATATTGGTTGGTCGATTGATTTCGATTATGCAGGTATCAGCCGGGTGGGCGACGAAGAATTCACCCTTCGAGCAGCGGGTCTTCGAGGTTCGATCACGTCAAAACGTGCTCACCTGGTCATCGTGGATGACCCTATTAAATCGAGCACTGACATCAAAAACCCTTCGATTAGGGAGGAGATGAACGGTAACTGGAGCTCGGTTATCGCTCCGATTATTTTTGAAGGTGGTCGAGCTATCTGTCTAGGTACTCGATTCCACCCCCTCGACATCCATAAAACGATGTTCATTCCGGAGAAGGGCTGGAAGCAGGTTCAGCAGGAAGCGCTTACATATGACAACGCTGGTGAAGCTGTGAGTTATTGGCCTGAGCAGTGGAGTGTTGATTACTTGCTTGGGCAGAAGGAACTGGACCCCGTGGCATTCGCCTTCCAGTACCAGCAGCAACCAGTAATGACCTCAGACCTAATCCTCTCTCCAGACCTTTTGGTGAAAGGGGACGTTGTTACGGAGTTTGATTCTCTTGCTGTCGGAATCGACCTTTCAGCGAGTAAGAACGAAACCTCTGACTACACCGCTTTTGTTCTTGGAGGGAGACTAAAAGATCAGTACTACATCATTGATGCTCATCAGGTTCGGTCGATCGGGAACTTAGAGAAGATCGATCTCCTGTGCAAAATGCTTGTTGAGTGGGGCATCCTTCAAGAGAACCCCGAGGGGCAGTACTTCCCTACATATTCCACTTGTACCCTTGTCGTTGAATCCGTGGCTTATCAAGCGTCGCTTGCAGCAGATCTAAAACGAGTGATGCTGAATGAATGGGGCCTAGGAAATCTTCATATCCACGAGGTGAAAGGCTTCAGAGGTGACAAGATCGCTCGGTTCAGGGGTACCCTTGGGCTTCTGGAGAACAAGAAGGTGGTCTTCAATCGGTACCGAAGATTCGATCAGCTCTTTGACCAGGTTATTAACGTCGGTGCAACCTCTCACGACGACTTGCTTGACGCTTATACACACCTAGTGTGCTTCCTACAACGCCGTGGTAACTATCACACGGAGTACTAATCAATGATCTCGGAATCCTGGCGTTATGACGAAGCTGTTATGAACACTTACAGAGTGATGTTTAACATCACTGCTCACAACCCACTTTCACGTGTCGATCAACTTCTAGAGGTTCTTAGGGGTTACGACGAAATTCCTGCTGCTCAAAAGGATGTTTTTATCTATATCGATCATGAACATAAACAGGATAAGGAAACCCTCTTAAAAGTTCTTGAACCAAACCTCAAGACACTAAGTCTTTGTGTTTTGGTTGCGGGTCCGGAGTACCAGGGTTTTTCTCTTTGCTGGTCGCATAAACCGACACTAAAGTTAGCTGTTGAGACTAAGTCTTATGACATTTATATTTATAGCGAGAATGACATGGTGTTCAACAGTGAGCATTATGCCTATTGGTTAACCTATCGTCAATTCCTAAAGCCGTTAAACCTTGAGCCAGGCTTTTGCCGTTTTGAGCGGTACGACCATAAATGTGTTCCGTTTGATAATTACAAAAAGTGGCGTCTAACAGGACCTACGCCAGATGTCTGGGGTGAGCGACCTTATCAAGTGCAAGCGTACCTAACACCCACGCTGGATCTACTTGGTTTTGTCTCTTTGGGTAACCCCTATATGGGTTTAATGGTCCTGGATCAGGAGATGGCGGAGACTTATATCTACTCGCAAAGTTGTGACTCGGCTAAGAGTTTCGCACTAACTCGTCACCGTTGTTGGCCGATTGCCGACAGAAGTTCTATGGGGCTCGCCTTTGAAGGACTTAAGAGTGGACAGGAGCACCGTCGAGTGGTGCCAGTTGTGAAAGACGAAGATAAGGTTGTTATCGCCCCTTATGGCTTAGTTGAGCATTTAGATAAAAAGTACAGCACGCTTCTAGCTGATGAGGATGGTACCCTCATGGATATTTCTGAGATGTTCCTGGTATGAGCGATCGTGTCTCTCATCCGTCTCATTACAATCAAGGTGAGATCGAATGCATCGATGCTTTAAGGGCATCTTTGGGCTCTGAAGGGTTCAAAGGTTTTTGCAGAGGTTCGGCGATTAAGTATCTGTGGCGTACCGAGCACAAGAACGGCGTTGAGGATCTTAAAAAGTGTGCATGGTATATAAACAAGCTCATCGAAATTGCTGAGCAAGAAGGTTAAACTATTACTGAGGCTTCTTACTTATGGATATCCGCGCTTTTGGTTCTGTCTTTCCTCAGCAGGCCAGTCTGCCGTATGCGAGCGGTTTTGTCTGGGCACCTGCTGACGGGGAGAAGCGGTTTAGTACCTGCCGTTGTTTATATATTGAAGGGGACGCTACCGACACCTTTTACATTGAATTAAACGACGCCCCAGGTCAGTGGATTCAAACTGAGGTTGGTGCGAACAAAGTTCTGCCTTTCGCAGCCACAGCTATTAGCGGCGGCAATGTCGACAGTGTCAAGGTGCTCTTCTGATGGCTAATCAATTCGTCCCCTACGCCTTTAACTTCTCCAAGGCTTACCAGGATCAAGTTTTTGCAGCTGACCAACAGCGTCGAGCTAATCAAACTGCTGATTCGGCTTTCGCTCAAATGTCGGCGGACGAGGATTCTGAGCTGATTGGTCAACCCACTCCTCAAGCACCTGCTACTCCGACTGTTACTTACGGCGATGGCGTTGAGGGTCCCGTTGACGCTCTTGAGCAAGACAGAGAAATTATGTCTAGAGCTAAACGTCGAGCAGGAAAGTACTTAACTGAAGCAGGTTGAACTAGTATGTTGGCAGCCTTTATGCTGCCAGCGTGCTTTTAGACGTCTTCACTTACTTCAACGAGAAGGAGCTTCTTGAGTTGCGTATCCGCACTCTGGAGAAGCACGTTGATGGTTTTCTTATTACCGAAGCGAACAGGACGCACAGAGGTGAAGAGAAGCCTTTTACTTGCTTAGAGACTCTTAAAGAACTCGGTATTTCAGACGATAACATTCAAGTCCTACACGTAGAGCTTCCCTCAAAGGAAGAAGCTCCAGACCCGTGGCTACGAGAGCGGGGTCAGCGAGATGCAGCAAGTGTGGGACTGCATATGGTCCCTGACGACACCGTCTTTATCTGTTCGGATCTTGATGAGATAGCCAATCCGGATAAATTAAACGATCTTATTTCGACTGTTGAGGAAAACCCTGGCAAGGTTGTAAAGCTAAGTATGTCGATGCACTATGGACGTGCTGATCGCCAGTTGATCACTCCTGACGGTTCTCCTTTCAACTGGCGTAACGCTTTTGCCGCGACAGTAACTACTCTTAAAGCTCACAGTACGCTCTCATCTATGCGAGCTGAGACTAATTATGTGACTTTTGGGGAACTTGATGCTGGTTGGCACCTCAGCTGGATGGGGGACAAAGACCGTCGACTGGCTAAGTTGAAGTCTTACGCCCACTGGGAAACTGACACCTCTGACGTTGAGAAAAAATGTGCTGAGTTCTCAGCGACGCCCGGTGGCGTAGACATGCTCGGCAGAGAGGATCACATTATTGAAAGTTTCCCTCTCGACAAACTCCCTGAGGGCGTATTCACACTCCCTCGCGTAAACAAGTTCCTGCTTCCTTCCTAATGCTTGTTGATACCTTTACCTATTTCAACGAGAAAGAGTTGCTTGAGCTTCGCATAAATGCTCTAAAGGACCACGTTGACGGTTTCATTATTGCTGAGGGTAATAGAACTCATAGAGGTGACCCTAAGCCTTTTACTCTCAAGGACACAATTTCAGAGCTTAAATTACCCTCCAATAACATCCAAGTTCTCGAGGTAAAACTCCCATCTTGTGAAGAGGCTCGCGATCCCTGGGTGAGAGAGCGTGGTCAGAGAGACGCACTGGCTAATGCACTCACATTCCTACCGGAAGATGCAGTTTTTATTTGTTCTGACTGCGATGAGCTGCCTAACTCGGACTGTTTTGATGATCTGAAGAGTGCTCTTTTAGAGAACCCCTCCAAGATCCTTGGTCTGAGTATGTCTATGCATTATGGGCGTGCTGACCTTCAGTTGTTTTCGCCTGAAGGAGAGCTATTTGAGTGGCGATGTGCGACGGTGTGCACCGTTGGTGCACTCAAGGCCCACGGGTCATTAACCCGAATTCGTGAGCAACCGAATCGTAAGTTTATCGGTTTGCGTGATGCGGGTTGGCACTTTAGCTGGATGGGTACTCCGGGACAACGAGCACGCAAGTTGAGTTCTATTGCAGAGCATTACATCTGGGATCGTCCTGAAATACAGGCTTTGTGTGCTGATTTTGTTCCTCGAGAAGGTGCCACGGACATGCTTGGTCGAGAAGATCATCTATTAACTAGGTACTCCATCGAGGATTTACCCGAAGAAGCGGTTAAACTGGACAGAGTGAAAAAGTATCTTCTTCCCGATGGCTGATAAGATGCCTCCTGAACTCCTCAAGCGCTTCGAAGAGAAGCGTGAGGAAAACAAAGCTCCCAGCGGTGAAGAGCTGAAAGCAAAAAGCCAAAAGCGTAAGGACGCACTCGCTAAAGCACGCAAAGCTAAGGCGATGGGATCCAAAAAATGATCCTGATTAAGGGTCCTCTTATCTAATAAATGAATGTCGACCGCCTCCGCAGATACTCGAAATAGGTTTTCAGAGATTCTTGAGGCGGCTCGCACTCAGGATCGAAGCAGCCAATCGTCCACGATGGTTGTGCTGAGTCATATTCAGCAGATGATCCTCTTGATGATCAAGAAGGGTCTAACTTTTTACTGCGATCAAGATACGTATAAGAGTCGCACTAGGTTTTTAGACGATGTAATTACGCTTAATAAGCTCGATATTCGCTTTCCAGCGATTATTCGGAACTTCCTAATCGACGGTTGCGGTCTTTTCTACTTTCGGCCAGACGCAAAACTCAAGTATCAAATTTATTTCTTCAACAAGAACCAATATCGGGTCTATCACGATCTGAATGGTGAGGTCGAAGAAGTCATCATTATCTATAGCTACAAAGTTAAGGCGGGTAGCCTTGGTTTGCCGAGCACTACGTCCGGTCAGAACAAGCGATACGTCCGACTTTCTATTACTGCCGAGACAATTAGTGAAATTGAGACCGATACAGAGCTCAGTTTTGACTTAGAACCGGGTTCTGTTTTAACTCCAGCTAAAAAGCGCCCAAATACGCTTGGGTTTATCCCAGCTGTGGAGGTTTTAAACAAACCCAGCGCAAGTGGGACGGAAGGTGAGGGTGAATTTGACCCCTTCATGGAGCAAATCGTGCTTCATGACCAATTAACTCGCAATATTGCCAAAAATATCGAGTTTTTCGGCAACCCCACGCTCATCAGCTCTCGTCCTCGTAGCGATCTGGTCGAAGCAGGTGATAGCCAGAGCAATTTCCGCCCGACCATCAGCAGTCAGAGTGGTTTTGCGGGCATGGACTCGCCTTCTACTCGAGTAAGCGAGCCTTTTGGCACTGCCATGGGCGGTGGTCTCCGAGTTCCTCGGATTATCGCCAACGTTGAGGCATCTGACCGCGTCGGTTACATGACGCCAGACCCGGTTAACGGTGATATGAACCGTTACACCCTTCTTTTGCGGGAAGAGATCCGCACAGCACTTGGCGGTGTTGACGAGATTTCTATTTCGGCAGGTGCCACGGCAACTGAGATCAAAGGTTTGATGGGTCGCGCTCAAGCGACCGCTCTTCGTAAAAACAAGAGTTTTCTTACTTACGGTTTCTGTCGTCTCTTGGAGATGATGCTCTATCACCAGGAGGTTATTTTCCGTGAGTCATTCCTGCTGGCTAGTGGGCTTAAAGAACCCAAACCGCCCGCTGATGATGCGGATCAAGAAGCAATCGAGAAGTATCAAAGAGCCGTAATGCGGTTCGAGCAGAAACTCGGTGCGGCTATGAAACAAGCTCTCGCTGAGAATAAAGTTCCGCCAGGCGTCGTAGGACTTCCTGAGGATGGTGAACGGGAAGTTGATTACCGGTATCAGGGCGATGTTTATGAGGACACTGCATACGACGTTCAGCAGAAGTCAGTCGTGGTCAGGAACCTGCAAGAGCTTGGTGTAGACAGTATTGAAGCTCTCAAGTTTCTTTTCCCTGAAAAAACTGATTCTGAAAGAGCTGAAATGTTGAAGGGTTTCCCCTTCCGCATGGTGCAACAGACTCAATCTGCAATGCAACAATTTCTGGTATTATTATCCCAGATG